GCTTCAAATGGTATTTGGGTTGGCCACCACCCTAACGACACAAGCATTTCTGCTAACTGCCTTCGGTAAGTGCCAACCCCGTAGGGTTTCCCACTGTCTCATCTACACCTGATATTTCCATCATTGGATTTGCTTTGACCCATTTCCGCCAGTCAATTGGCAGTGTGTCGCCTCGCATTTTTAATATTAGATATGCCCAGCAACATAGGTCGCTGTAGCCAATGCCTTTATTGTCAGCAACTTTGCGATCTTCTATGCGTTCCCATTCGCAAACTACAAATAGATTTGTTGTTAACTCGAATGCTGGCTCGCCGTCATTCATGTCAACTTTAATTTTTATTTTCATGCGTGTACCTTCCCGGTTGGTCTTGCGTTGTTAGTTCTCAGCGGCCAGTGCCGCGCGATCATGAGGTTGCTTTGACGAGACTTCCGCCAGTAAATGTCAAAGTCAAAGTTGACAACTCACCAAGGCTCGCGTTAATTGGTGTGTGTGCTGAAAGGTAACAACCCGTCAATGTGTAACTAGGATTTGTTGCACCAACTGCAGCAGATGTTGGTTTTAAAACCAGCGTTGTTTGAATACCGACAAGACCGAAAATTGTGGCTTCCGTCTCGCTGGCGCTGTATGACTGATACAACTCAACTTCAATGCTGTTGTTTTGCAACGATGTAACAGTTGATGCACCGTATTTGCGTGCCGTGTCACCAAATGCAGTTGTTTCAAGTTGCTCTAACACATAGTTAATTGTGGCGCTAGTGCACTGATCTTGGAGGTCGATTGAATTTATTACTAGGCTGGGTTGGCTGAGGTAGACGGAAGTGGCCATGTGTGTTAATCCTTTTGTTCTGTGTTTATAGTTTTAGCAGATTTTTTGGGTTTTAGTGGGGATAGATGCCCAGAGTCAACTAGAAACTCTAGGTCAGTTGTGAGGTCACCTAGATCAGCCTCTTGAATAATGTCGCCCCGGTTATAGCCGTTAAGTCGGTTGCTGGTCACTTCGTAATCCATCAAGTAGTGCTCGCTTTCATTTGTATGTTTAACGATAGTGCAGGGTAGTCAACACCGCCGATTGTAAGCGTTGTAGGTCTGCCGTCAGTGACTGCGACTTTGGCTGCCAATACTTTGGCTGCAATGTTTAGTGCATTGCGGTATGCGTCAGCGTTACTTGGCCCAAGACTAATAACGGTCACTGGTATTGACATGTCAACAATGTTGCTATTAAACGCAGTAAACGACATCGCATCAAGCAGTATGCAAGGTGGTTGCACATTGCGCGTGTCAGTCACACAAACCAAACCCGACACTGCGTTAAGTGTTGTGGCAAGCGTGTTTATAGCAGTGTTAAATAGATCGCTGTATGTTTGCGCTGCCATTAGGCAACCTGTGGTCTGTCAACACCGATCAACTGTTTAACCAGTGGCGACAGTCCGTTAGTCGAGCCTTGCGACATGCCATCAAATGACGCGAAGTCGCTTATGCCACCGCGCTGGCGGTACAACGCGCCACCATACATAATCGTGCCTAGCGTGACATCGCCACCGGGTGATGTTGTGAGGCTGTCGTTATAGCCGCATTCTTGTCGTCGGCGATAAATAAAATTGTTTGCAGCGCTTGCACATTGTGTAACAAATGTTGTGTCGTCAGCCGTAGCGGTAGCGATACCTAGCCATGTCAAGATCTGCGCTGCAGTAATCCAAGTACAAGTCTGTGTGTAGGTGACAGTGCCAGAAAAATCAACATTAAATTCAACACTTGTGCCAGTGCACGCATACAACACCTGGTTAGGTACAGCAAAATCCTCGTCATACAACAATTCGCCAGTAGTCGAGTCAACGCCAGTAAATTTGTATTGTGGCAATGCGAGCACTGTAAATGTGCCTGCAAATGGTGCTGCTAATCCTGAGACAGTTACCGACTCACCTAACGCAATCTCGTTTGCTTCAAGCGTGCTTATGCAGGCGTAGTTGTTTAGTAACTGTTTAGTTTGTGTTTTGTAAGTTGCCATGACGGGTCATTCCGCCATGCGACTAGGCGATTACGATGCCCTGAATAAACGACGACTTAGCAACAAATGTTGAGAAGTAACCGTAGTAACTAAATGTGCGACTAAGTGTTGACGGTACATCAACTGACAAAATTCCTTGTTGTGCTTCGTAAATTTCAAAGCCCGGTGCGTACACAACAAGCATTGTGCCTGATGCAAAGTTGTTATCAACAACTAGTTGCAAACCCATAACATTCATGTTGTTGTAACCCATGCCGCCAACTTTGCCGATTGAGTTCTGACCCATGATCCCGTCAGTTACATAACCAAGCACTGGTCGTTTTGAACCGTCTAACTGACTGCCCAATTTTTCCCAAACATCTGGACTGACGCAGAGATGTGTAGGAAAGTAGTTTGAGTCCTCAGCAATTTCGCGTGACGCGTCATACAGTGCGCTAATCAATGATGATGGGTTGTCTGCAGTAACTGTCCATGTTGAACCTGATGCAGTTTTACCTGAGACAAGTGCGTCTGCTGCGACATCGTCACTTTTAATTAGATATTCGCCGGCTAAATCGTTTAGTACAAGTTGCATTGCTGCTGGGTCAGTAAAGTCCATGTCCTGTCGAGTCATTGTGACTTGACCTGCAATGGTTGTTTTTGTAACTGTGTTAGATGCAATCACCATTGTTGTTGCACTTACTGCACTGCCTTCAGTTTGTGTTGCTGCCGAAGTGTGAGTTGTGATCGTTGGTCTAATAAATGTTTTGCTTGGTGTGTTTGGCATTGCGCGCGCACCAAATGCTGTGACAACTGGTCGCACAAAATTTAAGTCTTGGAACAGTGGCCCGAGCACTGGCACTGGTAAGAGTCCTGGTGTGTCGGTTGTGAGAATGTCGCCTGCTGCTGCTTGCAATGCTGATTGTCGTTTCATTGCGGCTGCTTTTGCTGCTTGCTGAACATTCACAAGTGTGTCGCCACCGATGTGCATTGCTGCAAGATATTCGCCCGGTGTTGGCATGGCAAATTCGCGTGCAGGCTTAGCCCACAACTTGTCAACAGTTGATTGTGCTGCTTCGACTACTGGTGTTTCAATTTGATCTGACATTGGTTTCTCCTGTGTAGGTATAGTTTCATTTAACTCTATTTGTGGTTCTGTTTGTGGGATACTTGCCGCGACTTGTGTTATGACCGCACCACTGAATGCGCCCTCGCTAACTAGCGACAACTCTGACCAGACTGCCGACTCAATAATCATTGTGCCGTCATCGTCGTACCTAAATTTTGTAGGGTTTACGCCGACCGATACAGCGTCAATTACACCGTCATTAGCCAGCGTTAACGCTTCGTCACCCAGTCGGGTGGCACTAATTTTGGCTGTAAACATCATGCCTTCTGGTGTGTCAACACGGTCAACTACTTTGCCGACAATTTGGTTGCTGTCGTGTTGCATATAAAGCTTTGGGTCGCGACCTGTAGTCGGTAGTGAGCCTTGCTCAAATCGTACTTTTGTGCCGTCAACAACTGTTGCTGTTTCGTTGTAGGTTACTGCGACACCTGAGATTGACCGCGACGGTAGGCCCTCTACCGCCGCTGCGTCAACCGTGATCTGTGAAGGGGTTAAGCGGATCATAATTTTAGGATACTCCTATTTCGGTTTCGGTTTGTGTTTCTCTCATGTCGCCCATTGCGTATTCGCCTGACAAATATTTCTCTACATCAAATTCCACATATGTGCCATTAGGCAAAACATTATTCATGCTCAGCGTGCTGGCAATACATTCTGCGTACGCCTTTGCACCAAATGTCCACAAGTCCATACGCGCCTCGCTGCTCGACTGGTAGGAATATGACCCGACAGATATGCCTGCAAGATATGGCGGTATGTTGCATAGTCGCGCCATTTCCATTGCCTGAAATTCTGCCGAGTCAATCAACAACATTTTGTCAGGGCTTGTCAATGTCTCGGTGTAGGTAACAAATTCGTTTAGCGCTGCAGTCTGGTTTGTTTCGCGAGCCAAATTAAACGCGCCTGCAAGGTCTGCTAATTCTTGACCTGATAGGGGCTCGCCGCCAACCTGCCGAAGGATTCCGGCCGGAATCGCCGAGCTGGCGTTTCGATAGCGCGCTGCTTCAAGTTTTATTGCTGTAGCAACTGACTGTGTTGACATATAAATAATGCCTTGTATCGGTGATAAGAATTGCACAACATCGTTAGGGTCTAATTCAGCGCCTTGAAACACAATTTGTTTTGACGGTGCAAACCAGACGGGACCGTTTTGATCGAGTGTCTGACACATCGCGGAAGGCAAACGCGTAAAGGACGCTGGAAAACCGTCAGCGGTACGACTAGTAATGTAAAGAAACGCTCTGCCATAGAAAAATAAATCGTCAAATAAAAATGCAAGCAAAAAATTGTTTGGCACTTGTGGGTCAATTCTGCGTAGCCAAGTGCGTGGCGCTAGCGGAATTTTTTCCATCTCGTTACCATTCCAAATTTCGGTATACATTTTTAGCGACATGCAACCGAGGACTGATGCCATAAGATCGCGCGCTCGACTAATTGTCGGCACACTAATTGCACGATTGCGCGCGTCACCCTCAATGTACGAGTAGTACTGACCAATCATGCCGGCGCCACCGTTATTAGATGACTGGTAATAGTTGCCAGCGGCTGCCGCTTTAGATGGTGGTTGCGTGTTTGCAGTTTTATTAATTTTGTCTGCAATAAATTCAATCAAGGTTTTAGCCATGCGTTAAGTATGCCACTGCGTCTAGCGCGCGTGTTGTATTAGGTGCTGGCCGCAAACAGACCGAGAAAGCAGGTAAACAGCCAGCCACCCACAAACAGATTAGCGTGACGCAACCACGATCATAGGTTTGCCACTAGATGTAGGCCGACTGGCAAGCGCTGCAGCCCACACCATGCACCTAGCCAACTCAATAGGGCCTGGCGATCTTTGACTAGATAGCGCAATGCTGTTTTGTGACCTGACCGCAACCGCGCGCTGCACATGCTCTGCCAACATCTCTTCGCCAGTGTGCACAATAAGTTTCTCATTAATCATTGCTCGAATGCGCGGCGTAAATTTAAGTATCTCGCCGTAACCAACAACAATTTTTTTCTGTTCAAGTCTGACAGGCCAATGCAAATCTATAGTCGGCGTAATTGCAAACCGTACCCCACCGATGTTGCACAGTCTGTCAACCTCTTCAAGCACCTGGTCAAATGTGTCAACCACAAATTCGACTGTGACCGCTGTGCGATGGTCAGGCAACACAACACACCTGACACCAAAATATCTAGCGTCATCTAGCGAGCACTCAATGGCAACAGTGCCACCGTCAGGTATTGGGTCTGTGTAATGCAACGCAGGCCACACACCCGGCTGTATCCATGCCTTATCGCTGGCAACCCACAAGTTACAACTGGCTCTGAGAAAACTGGCTCGGTCTGGGTTTTCGGATTCTGCCTCAATAGTTTTCATAGTTAAAGTCGTACCTAGTGCAGGATTAGACCACACCCACGACGCTGGGTCTAGTGGTGACATGTCTGGCGGTGGCGACCATTCAGCAAAATAAAAACTTGAATTTTGTTTTGTGTCGATAGCGCGCAATCCTTGCTCACGCCATTTCAACATTGCGGTACTTGCCTCTGTGCCGGCAGTAGACCAGAGTGACAAAAGTGGCGATTGTTTAGCGCGTTGTGCAGGCAGTAAACCACCGTCAATAACCTCACGCGAAATATCCCACATCTCATCAGCGACAATTAGATCACAACTCATACCGTGACCTACCGAATGATTAGCGGCGCGCACAAACCATTTACTACCGTCTTGCATAGTCACCGCATTACGACCGTAAGATTTCATCAAATCAGCGTCAAAATACTTTTTAAGTATCGGAGACAAATTATCAAACAACATGACCGCCAAGTCAAGTCTGTGAGCCGTAGTCAACACCGTTTGTTTAACCCCACGCACTTTAGGCATCTCAGTAAGCCACCAGCC